CAAAAGGGAGGACTTCGAACCAGTAGGTTCTTCGCAATAAAAGCGAACGGGCCACGTTAATTAATTAACAAGGCCGATAGCATGCCACAGTACACAAGCACCTTATTAGGAGAACCCGCGTATTACGTCTACAACACTTACAAAGTGGACATAGGCGCGAAACGTTGGTCCCGAACAAGAACTTCTGGTAGTAATTACCGGAAGAAGCCCAAGCACTCGTATGCTCTACTCTCCCAACCGACCGGACATACTAGTTCGAACGTAGTTCGAACTTATAAATCGGCCATAACTCAATCGCCCACGACGTATCAAGAGGCACCTTCATCGGTGACTCTTGGTGCTACTGGAATTGATTATGACTCGATATTGTCCGCACGTAGGGAGGCTGTGACCAACATTAGATTGAAGGTCAAAAACACCGAATGGAACTGCGCAACTTGGATTGGTGAACTACCCGCTACGCGGAACTGGTTCGTATCAGTCGCTAAGGCTCTCATTAAGTCTGTCCGTCTTGTCCGCAAGGGCGAGATGAAACAGGCTATACGTGAGCTGAAACGAGTACGCATTTCAAACGGGAAATTCAGTCGGTATAAACCGATTGAAACCTGGCGAACAGCCAGGTACGCTGGAAGTAAGTGGTTAGAATGGCGTTACGCCGTAACTCCTTTAATGTATGATATGGAAGATATGATGGGCTATCTGTACGCAGGTAGTATTAAACCGGACATCGAACGTATCGCATCAGGAGCGAAAGCGCGACGCAATTTCAATTCACCCACGAATATCATATCCTCATCAATGGATATTCGTTTCGTTGTCTATGCCCAGAAATCGGCTACGACTTCGGAGTTCCAGAAACTCGGGTTGTTAAACCCGTTGGTCCCCTTATGGGAGCTAACGCCGCTGAGCTTCGTCATCGATTGGTTCATACCTATCGGCGACAGCCTGGCGAGTTTAGATGCGATGTTCGGTGTAACCGTCATCGGGTCGACTGAATCAAGAAAAGAAGAGGGCTTTCAGCTCGTACCGCAGATACGTACTACCAATGGGTCTACTACCAGCCTTACAGCTGGCGGTGAATCTAACTGGAAGAACTATCAGCGGATCGCGAACCCGAGCCTTGATTGGGAATCACCTAGGTGGACCCCAAGTCTTAACTATCTGAAATTCATCGATACTCTTGCAATTCTGCAAAGCAACTCAGCCGATTTACGACGGTTGCGTTGATTCCTTTCGTAAAATTTGGAGCATATATGCCCGCACTTGCTAATATTGTACTGCCCGACGGTACTGCAACCCCCGTGAACGTTACGTTCACACCCTCTCAGGTGACAGACGCGTTGAAGGTCTTTGCTGACCGACGCCTTGCTTACCCGAGTCAACAGCCCACTGTTTCCTATAGCTTCAAAGCTCCTGGGACCAGTGGTTCTGCTTACAGCAACGACGTGCGCATCAATTTGCCGCATGTCCGAACTGTAGGTGGCGTTGACGTTGTCGATTCAACCAGTCGTGCCTTCGTGGCATTCAAGATCTCGCCGAATGCTTCTGCACTCGAGCGAGCTCACCTGATCGCCTTCACGAAAAGTGCGCTTGCAAACGCACTGATCGCTGCTGGCGTGAAAGACCTTGACCCTCTCTGGGGTTAATGGACTTCACTGGCTTCCCGACAGGTTTTGACGGCATTCCAGAGGTTTACCTCTGGTTTGGACTTTCAGTAGTCCTAGCCGTCATCATCTGTTTCTGGGATAATGATTGACAACACTCGGAGAACACTTATGTCTAAGATCATAAGCGGGGACCACTTAGCGGTCCCAAGTCACGTTGCGTTAAACGCATGGGCTCGGTTACTGGAATCTATTGATACTCCTGTGTCACTAAGTTGTTACCTGCAGATTAAAAACCTGCAGTATGACGACGTTGCGACTAGGAAGATCAATCCCAGAGACTATTCCAATGCTCATGGATTTCAAGCCGACTATCAAGCTGTTAAAGGCTTGCAGAAGGCTGATTTCCTACCCACTACCTTCGACCGAGAACTAAAAGCTCTCGAGAAGTTTTGGGAATCCGAGGATGGGTGCAGGTTCACGAACGCGAAATTCGATCTTCTTGAGACCGATAGAGGCCTTGCGGCCTTTGTCAATGATCACCCCGCAATGCTGCGCATGCTTTCCAAAGCACGCAGTCAAATTGCTAGGATCATCGGACTATCTCCCTCACGATTGGATAAGCTTCGTTTCGGGCCAGGGGCGACGTCGCAGATCTCTCGCGACATAACCCTTGCAAAGAAATATTCCACGAAAGTGGATATGACCGCTGACTTACTAGTTTACCTTCCTGATATCGTTGGGCCTACATGGCTCCGCGAGATTACAGATGTGAATCTGGTTCGGGGAAGTAAGCTAGGGTTCGTCCCAAAGGACGCTAAAGTTCACCGTGCGATTATGACTGAGCCCCACTTAAACATCTATAGCCAACTGGCAATAGGTGGGGAGCTTAGCCGTCTGCTAAGTCGTGCCTTCGGGTACGACTTTAAAGCTGACGGCGCTGTCTGGAATCGCTATTTGGTTAGCCAAGCGGTTGAATGGAAGCTATGTACTATTGACCTTTCTAGTGCATCGGATACGATTTCGCGTAGTCTCGTTCGGTTCCTGCTACCTCAAGGGTGGTGGGAACTGATGGAGACAACAAGAAGTCGCTACTTCGAGTACGATGGCAGGTGGTACGAAATGGAGAAGTTTTCCTCAATGGGAAATGGATTCACCTTTGAACTTGAAACCTTGATATTCTACGCCCTAAGCCTCGCGGCCGGGAGTAACCCTCGACACCTCGCGGTGTTTGGGGATGATATCATTACAGAGCAGTGTCGTTACGACACCCTCAAAGAACTCTTGGAGTTCTGTGGTTTCACGTTGAACGACGATAAATCGTTCGCCGATGGCAGCTTCTTCGAAAGCTGTGGGCACGACTATTTTGAACACCAACTTGTAACTCCATTCCGGTGGAAAAAGTTACATGGGGATGATAGAGATAATTACTCTACTCCCTGGTTCAAGATGATTAACGACGTGAGTCGTTTTAGTGCCCGTTACAAGTACCGTGATCGCGTGTACAAACCAGTCTATAACTACTTATTATCCCAGTGCAGTTCCAAATTGCACCATTGTCGTATCCCACTGGGGTATGGTGATATCGGAATAATAAGCGAGTTCGACGAGGTTTGTCCGAGTATGAACGGCGGCGGATGGACCGGCTTCAGCACCAAGGCGCTGAAGTTTGAACCACGTAAGCAAGGGT